CGTTGGTTGCCAACGATCAGCAAGGCGAAGCCACCACGATTCTCAACGACTTGTTGAGCGCACGAGTGCTGGATTCCTTGCAGTCACATAAGCAGGAAATCGCCAAGACACTGTTTGCTCCAAGTGCCGATACCCTCGCTGAATCTACCGAAGAATTGGACGAAAAGAAGAATTGGATCGCCGGAGCAATCAAGCGCCCAGGTGCCCTACACACTGCATTGCACGTTCCACAGGGAGAAAAGATTCCCGCTGGCAAGCTTGAAGCCGCTGCCCACAAAAAGGGTAAGGTTGGTCAAGAAGCTCGTTTAGCCAAGACACTCAAGGGTCTGCACGAAGAAATCGTTCAGGAAGAACATGAGTCAGTGGAAGATTTCTTGAAGCGTGGTGGAAAGATCAAGCAGGTTGCCTCACACGCGGCCCATGGCGCACAGAAGAAACAGAAGATCAAGGTTCCGTTCCGCATGGGGAAAGCAGCACGATAATCCATGAAGGAATTTACTGAGCTACGTCAAGAATTGAATGAGGGTGCGGTAGAGGAGCACGTCAACGTGCATCATGCCTCTATGCCCCCGAACATTTTGATTCTCAGACGCCAGACAGTCAGACAGTTCCCGAATCACACGATGGTTGCCTTGTACTACAATGACAAGCTTGACCAGTATTTCAGCATACCGTATGGTGGACCAACCGCAGACGATAGCGCAGTGGTCACTCCGGTGGCGTTGAAAGAAGATGAGGCAAAAGAAGATTTGTACGAAGGTGTCATGAGTCACCTGGAACGAGTGAAGTCTTTCCAGACAGACAAGCCTCTGTATCACCACGATGGTTCACAGACGAAGATTGATCCTCAGACTGCAAACGCACTCCTGACAGTCCATAAAGCGTTGCACCCTGACAATCAAAAGAAAATGGCAGATGCAATGGAACACAGCAAAGGTAAGTTTCACAAGATCGTAGATTTCGCTTGGAAGCAGGTTAAGTAATGCACCCGATCACCCTCATAGCAGAGGGACGATTTGCGGAAGTCGCGCCCATTGTCACCTTGGCACTGACTAAGATTGCGGAGCAGAAAATTTCTGTACTCCGTGGTGTCATAGGGGAAAGTGTGTTTGGAAGGGCACCAGTGGGGCTGACAGAAGCAAACCGTATGCGTCAAGGTCGCACGGTGTTGATTCGCCGCCGAATTCGCAAGGGAAAGTTACAGCGTAATATTCGTCGTTCCGCGGTGAAGGGATTCACCTTGAGACATGGGAAGATTACTCGTATCCCAGTTGCCAAGCGCATTCATATGCGAATCGTCCAGAAACGAGCCTCACGTAAGCGCAAGGCGCATTTGCAGCAAACACTCAGGAAACGAAAACTCAGTATGCGAAAGCGTAAAGCACTAGGAATTAAATAAGGAGTCACGTTCATGGCATATGAAATTACTAACAGACTACGAGGAGCATCCACAATCCGAATCGTGGATTCCGGTGCGGTCTCAATCAACCTGTCACAGCTTTCAGCCAATAGCTTGCACGAGAACGTCTATTCGGCACAGATTTCCTCCATGCAGTGGTCCGCGAATGCCGCCGGGGTAATCACCGTGGCACGTCAGAATGCAGGCAGTCCATCCAACACCGTCGCAGTCTTGTATGGTACAGGTTACTGGCCCCATGACGATCACCAGATTGCCAACTCTGCCACAGGTAACGTTCAGGTCACAGTGTCGGGTGGTGCGGTCGCAACGTTGATTATGACCATGCGTAAGGATGCTGATTACAACGTACAGACACAGGACTTATAAGGAACGAATCATGAAACTGATAAAAGAATGTGTTGAGGACGTAAAGGTTCTCACAGAATCAGACGAGAAGACAGGCAAGAAGTCCTACTTCATTGAAGGGGTGTTCATTCAAACCGAACAGCCGAACAAGAATCGTCGCAAGTACCTGTTTGAATCAATGAACCGCGAAGTCACGCGATATAACAACGTGTATATCAGCCAGAACCGCGCCTTTGGTGAATTGGGGCACCCTGATTCCCCAACCATTAATCTTGAGCGCACCAGTCACCTTATCAAGGAATTGAAGGCTGACGGGCATGATTTCTACGGCAAAGCCAAGATTCTTGAGACACCCTATGGCAAGATCGTTCAGTCCCTCTTAGACGAGGGCGCCAAGATTGCGGTAAGTACCCGTGGTTTGGGAACGTTGGTCCCAGGAAGTGACGGTATTCAGTTAGTTCAGGACGATTTCCAATTGGCTACAGCGGCCGATATAGTCGCAGACCCCTCTGCCCCTGATGCGTTCGTTCGTGGCATCATGGAAGGACGAGATTGGGTGTTTGTTGACGGTCGTTACGTTGCACAGGACATTGAAGAGGCGAAACGAGCGATTTCATTGGCTCCAAGCCGCCAACTCAGTGAATTGGCTGTACGACTGTTTTCGGATTTCATGCGAAAACTGTAATTTTATAAATAACATTCACGCGAACAATTAAGGAGATTCTACATGAAGAACGCACTATTAGAAGCCGCTGCCGAAATCCTCAAGGCAAGTCAGTCCTCTGCACCTAAAGAGGAAATGCACAAGATGCCAGGTGAAGTGCAAGACCTCGGTGGAGATACACCAGAGTCACACAGCGATGCGAAGCTTGACGTTCGCGCCAAGGAAGCTACACCCCCAGGGAAGCAAGCAGCATCCGATACCAAGGCACCTTTAGAGACTGTTGCAGGCAAGCCAGCCACGGCGACCGATCCATCCGAATGTGGTGAAGAGTCCGCCGATCAGAAGGAACGTAAGGCACGTATTGAAGCGGGTCTTGCAAAGGGCGACCTCAAGGAAGAAAAAGAAGAAGAAAAAGACGAAGACGAAGATAAGGACGAAGACAAGGAAGAGGGTTCAGAGAAGCACGAGAAGAAGGAAAAGGAATTGATTGACAAGCTTGAGAAGTTGCACGAAGATTGGAAGAAGGGTCTCAAGGAAGACGTTGCCAAGATTCTCGCATCCGAATCAACTCTCCCAAAGGAATTTGCATCCAAGATCGGTACGATTTACGAAGCTCGCGTGACCGACAAGGTTGCCAGCATTCAGGAACAATTGGAAGCGCAGTACGCAGAGTCATTTGAAGCCGCAGTTCTTGAAGTCCGTGACAGCTTGACTGAACAAGTCAATGACTACCTCAGCTACGTGGTTGAGGAATGGATGAAGCAGAACGAATTGGCAATTGAAAAGGGTCTCCGTTCCGAGTTGACAGAAGAATTCATCGGTGGTTTGCGTAACTTGTTCATTGAGAACTACATTGACATTCCAGCCGAGAAGGTGGACGTGGTTGATGAATTGGCGACCAAGGTTGAAGAGTTGACCAGCCAGTTGAATGAAGAAGTTGCCAAGAGCGTTGAATTGAAGAAGCAACTCAGCGAATCCAAGAAGTCAGAAATTCTTAACAGCGTTTGTGAAGGATTGACACAGACGCAGGTAGAGAAAGTTCGCACACTCGCAGAGAGCGTCGAATTCACCGCAGAAGGTGATTACACCAGCAAGGTGTCCACAATCCGTGAGAATTACTTCCCAGTCAGCACCGGGAAGAAAACTGATACGAATGCCAAGATGTTGACAGAAGCTTCCGAGCCTTTGGCTGAAGAGAAGACTTCAACAGACCCATCCGTGGCATCCGTCGCAGCAGCAATCGCCAAGAGCCTGAAGTAATCACCAATACCAAGTAAGGAGAAACCAACATGTTTCAATCAGAACGTCTAGAACAGAAGTGGGCAACAGTCCTCGATCACGAGGCACTCCCAAAGATCACAGATAAGCACCGCCGAGCAGTCACGGCAATCATTCTTGAGAACCAGTCTCTCGCAATGAAGTCCGATGCTCAGATTCTTTCCGAAACCGCACTCAACGCCACGGGTGGTGGATTGACGGGCGCAGCAACAGCAACCGGTCCTATGGCTGGTTACGATCCAATCCTTATCAGCTTGGTTCGTCGTTCGCTTCCTAACTTGATTGCATACGACATTTGCGGAGTTCAGCCAATGACCGGTCCTACCGGACTCATTTTCGCAATGCGTTCCAACTATGCGTCAGGTTCACCAACAGCACGTACCGACGAAGCATTCTACAACGAAGCCAACACTGCGTTCACTGGCAACCAGCCAGCCGCACAGACAGCTTTGACGTTGACTGCCGCAGGTAACACCGCAGCCGTGTTCGTCACCCCAGTGACACCAGGCGTTGGTATCGCAACAGCAGTCGCAGAAGGTTTGGGCGATGGCACCAACCCAGCATTCGCAGAAATGGGCTTCTCAATTGAGAAGGTAACTGTCACTGCAAAGTCACGCGCTTTGAAGGCAGAATACACTCTTGAATTGGCTCAGGACTTGAAGGCTGTTCATGGTTTGGATGCAGAAACAGAATTGTCCAACATCCTTTCCGCAGAAGTGCTTTCAGAAATCAACCGTGAAGTTATCCGTACAATCTACGCCGTAGCAAAGGTCGGCGCCCAGGTTGGTACGACAACCGCAGGTACTTTTGACCTTGACACCGACTCCAATGGTCGTTGGATGGTTGAAAAGATCAAGGGACTCGTGTTCCAGATCGAGCGCGAAGCGAACACAATCGCCAAGCAGACTCGTCGTGGCAAGGGTAACGTGGTTGTGTGCTCCTCAGACGTAGCCTCAGCATTCGCCCTCGCGGGAGTGTTGGATTACGCCGGAGCGATGAAGGATCAGGTTTCCTTGAACGTGGACGATACAGGTAACACCTTCGCGGGTACCCTGCTCGGTCGCTACAAGGTCTACATTGACCCTTACTTCCCAGCGGCACAGACTCAGGAATTCGCAGTGGTCGGGTACAAGGGTTCCAACGCATTTGATGCAGGAATCTTCTATTGCCCATACGTTCCTCTCCAGATGGTTCGCGCCATTGACACAGCAACGTTCCAGCCAAAGATTGGTTTCAAGACCCGCTATGGCATCGTTGCGAACCCATTCGCAGAAGGTGGAGTGCAGGGTTCAGGTGCTTTGACCGTCCGTTCCAACGTTTACTACCGCGCACT